TCTACAAAGATATGGTTTGCAAACTTGGGTGACTTGCGCAGTTCGTAGTACAGCGAAGTCTTGCCGATACCACGCTCGCCAATGATGGCGCAGGTATCTACGTCGCCCATGACCTCTATCAAGGCGCGGGCTTGGCTGATCGGTACAAAGTATTCGTGACGCATCAAGTTCTCCTGACTTTAAGTGAAGGTGTCCAGTCCTCGTAATCCATGAACATTGGTTTGGGTTCGATTCCCTCCTGCGCAGTTAGATATAGGTTAGTCATCAAGTCGTCGAGCAAAATCCTTCTGAGTTCCTTAGGCGTAATCGGCTGCTGTACATACTCCATATTTATAAACACGTGCTTACGATTGCGCTCAACAAACCGCCGCGCTCGTGACATGAACGCGTTGATCGTGTCCTCGCTTATATCTGATTGGTAGATCCAGTCGTAGTCGAAGCGCCCATAGCTAGACAGCGCCTTGTCGTAGGATTTCAGCTCGTCCATTGACAGTATCGCCATGTTGATGAACGGCTCTGCGAGTTTGGTCGCCTGTCTGCGCTGTTCCTTCGTTTCATTGGTCATGAACGCCCGGTAGTGCGGCATGTGCCAGCTACGATCTACGATCAGCTTGCGGTCGGGTGTGAACGCCAGCTTGGCGCTCCACTTATCCATACGTGCGTGAACAAAGTAGAGCGGCACCTTTACTTCCCGTCCGTCGGTCGTCACTTCCTTGTCCCGAAAGCCCATCGTCTCCCAGAAGAACCGCGTGTCCGTCTTACTGCCGGTGTGCGAGTACCAGATCTTGTACTCGCCAGACTCCTCTGGTTTGAACAGTCGGCAACTAGCGTGTTTGTACAACTGTAGATCGTAGTACTCACCGTCAGGCCCGCGCTTGATCGCGTAGTGCGCGAACCGCGCTTGCCTGTCCTTCACAAGTGAGCGCTCGTCAGGCCCGAGCTTCTTAGACCGGCTGGCTTTGACCTTGTGCCAGTAGCTATCCGCGATGATCCATGATTTGATACATGGCATCTTTGGCATGCTGTTACCGTACATCACTCATCCTCCTCTGGTGTCCACACTGGGTACTTGAAGTCCTCTTGTTTGAGGACGGGTTTGTTGATGGCGAACGCCATCCATTCGAGCGTCTGCTTTATGTCCTCGACGGACTCTGCGCCGACCATATTTACCCACGAGTAGCCCAACGGCTTGTATTCCTCGTCGTAAAACACCTCTGCGAGTTGAACCCAAGGTTCTCCGTCGTTAAGGTTGGCTGCTTCAACCAAGCGAAAGTTCCAAGTCATTGTGCAATCTCCGCGATTGTTTGGATTTTGGAAAGTGCGTCTTTCAAGAAGCGAACCTGACTTGTCAGGTCGTTGATCTCTTTCGTAGAGTAGGCGTCTACCTTGATCAGCGCTTCGATCTGCTCGGCAATACGCATCGCCAGTTGGTTCCAACCACGCGAGTGCGCGGCTGCAATCACGCATAGTTCCCCGTAAGACTTGTCTTTGATGTCAAGTTCTTCGCCGCTCAGCCCGAGTAACTGGCCCAACCGGGCCACAGATACGCGCAGCTTTACAAGTTCGTAGTTCAGCGCGTCAAGTTCTTCAATCATTTGTGTTCTCCAATGATTCAACGTGGGTGTCGATCTTGTGGATCGCGTACTCCACAGACGGACGGGTTACATAGTTCATATCCCACAAGTAGTCAGGCAACAGTCGCCGTCCGTACGTGAGTACGGCAAGCGCATCTGCGCGTGAATCGAACGCTTCCAAAAACACCAAGTCCTCATCTTCAGCGGTTTTCGCCTCGACTACGTACACAGCCGCACCTTGCAGCATGTTGTCAACTGTCACTGTCATCAATCGCTCCCCTAAGTTTGTTCAATAGCTTCGGCGCACGTGTCCTAGTGGTGCACCTAGCCCATGCCTTAAACACAGTCAGCCTGTCATCAACAGACCAACCACCACTCGGAGGTGGTTTCCCTCCGACCTTACTCTGAGCTACCAGCGCGGCATGCCGAGCATCAAGTAACTCGTAGTAAACCTTTGCGTATGCGTAGACAGGCGCGTTCCCCGTTCGTTGCGCATACACTTGTTGTGCGTGAACTAGCGCCTTCTCTTTAACATGCGCAGCGATAAGCTCACGGAACGGCTCGGCGCGATCACGCGCCCACCTATTGGCGACCCCGGTTTTCATTCGCCGCTTAGCTAGCTCAGCCCTCGCCGCTACGATTGCATCGCGCCGCCAACCGGGTAAGTCGCCGTGATACACGGCTGTATTTAGTTCAAGGTTTGACATCTTGGATGGTGGCCGCCGCTTTGGTCGGCATGCCGGACACTTACTTGAGCGCTGCTCTACACGGCGCTCGCCAGAGTACCCAAGAGCCTGCGCAGCGGCTCGCGTTGTCCAAACGCGAAACTTTTCGGACGGAAAATCACCGCCGCACCCACTACAGACCATAGCCGCACCTCATTTTTTAGGTTGGACACTTTTCAGTATGCTACCTTCAAACCCAATAAACACGCGGGGTTCGCGGGTGGCGACCCCTATGAACCTATCAAAAAAAAAAAGCGGGTGCGCCAGCCAAAAGCTGAATGGAGACACCCATCAAAACACGTATATATATATCTCTTTAAAAAAAAGTATATATATATGTGTAGGTTTTGGGGGGAGAGGACAACGCAAACCCGCATGGAATCACGCGGGTTGCGCGGCCTACTGCCGTACCTCGAACCTCAAAAATGCGGTGCGGAAATTTTTGTTGTTTTTACACAACACCCTTGATCACGAGGATCAAGAGAATAACAAGTCCTATGGCACTGATCGTTCCTATGACTACATCCCATCTGTCTGCGTTCTTCATTCCTAGTACCTCCGCAGTCCGTTATTTTTGCGGCGCACAATGCGTCCGCGAAAGCGGACGAAACACATAAGCGTCTTGCTTAACATTATCCGTTCTCCTAAAGAAACTGGCGGACAACATGTCCGCCAGTAAGTTACTGAACACGAACCATCTTCGTCAGGCGCGCGTAGCGCGCCCAGACTTGCGTGCCGGGTTTAACGTCCCTGATCGACATCGGTTTGCCGTGTAGCAGGAAGTCTTTACCGCCATGCCACGACTCTTTCACTTCGATCATCGACTTGTAATCACGCCCGTATGCGGGCGTCACGTGTAGGTCTGCATTGTCGAACATTCTCCGTTCTCCTAAACAAATTCGTACCAATAGCAATCGAAGAACATACGTTCTACGAACGCCACACTCTCAGGCGCAACGCCTGATACCCACGCGGTCGCGTGGGTTGGTTCTTCAAACTCCCGACACGCCGCTACTTGCGTGTCGTCATCGCTGATCCATAGGGTTGCGCCGGTAATCGGCGACCGCGCCATGATGTTCCACATTCTCCGTTCTCCCTTCGTCGTTCGTCGCATGCGCGACGGGTTAAAAAAAGCTCGCGGACACAGTGTCCGCGAGTCTGCCGAACCCCTGCGGGTTTTCGTTTGCATGCGAAAACCGCATGCAAACGAAAACCCGCCCAGCGCTTGCGCGCTGGGCGGGTAGAGCAAATCAGCGTAGGCTAATCCGTACCCATGTCGTCATGTCCTGACCGACTCGCGCATGCTCTACCCGTAAAAACCGGGTAGCAACTCGCGCGAACCAACCGTTCGCGCGGACTATCATTTGGACGCGGCGCGCTCGCGCTCGATTTTCTCGACCCCGATTTTGAGCCGATCTAGGCTCTCGGTTTCAAGCTTGGCGATGCGCTTCAAGAGCGCCGCCACCTCATCCTTTTTGGCGCGGGTGCTCGCTGACTTTGGTTCCGGGTCGAAAAGCATGACCATCGCCCTGTAAACCGCCTTTTCAGCGGCGGCGACTTGATCCTCCGCCTTGTCTGCGCATGCTTGCTGAATTGTCATCATCCCGAGAATGTCGTCGCCGTTGAAAGCTTTCAGCGCCCCAGATTGAACCGCCGCCGCCACGGCGGTGGCCGCATACGCCGAACCATCTAAGACGTCGCCGCGCTGCCCTGCGCGGAGGGTAAGGCTGTACTTTTCGCAAGCCCAGCGGAGAAGGTAACCGCGACACGTGTCGCGGTCGCCGATGCGCAGCGCTTTCAGACGGTCGCGGAAATCCTGAGTGCTGTTGGACATGTCGTCAAACAACCGGAAAACCTCGCGCTCATTTATGGACGCCGTTTCGGTTACTTGATCAGCGGTTGCGCTCAATTCGACGGCTTCGCGCTTGGCTTCGTTCAAGACACGTTCGACGCCCACGCTTGTTGGCTGGGCTTGCCCGAGCGATTCGGGCGCGGTGGGCGCGGTGGGCGCGGTGGGCGCGGTTTTGGTTTTGGACATCATCTACTCCGAAGGGTTGAAACTCGCGGACACCATGTCCGCGAGTCGGGCATAGGTCGCCCAGCCCAAGAACATGCAGGAAACGTGCCAGCCCCACCCCCTACCCACCCCCCGCTGCTGGGCGGCGAGGCCCCCCGCCCCCCGGAACACTATTCCCCACTTACACCCAGCATTTCCAAAATCCGACCCCCCACCACTACTATAAAAATTGGACAAATACTGTGTCCAACCATAAACACGCTTGCATGGCAAATAAAAATGTGTATAGTTACAGCATGCTAGACCATCTAATACATGAACCGGCAGTTTCTGACACGGCAGATTTTACGCCGTTGCATAAGGCTGCGCCCGATCAAATAGTGTCAGCTAAGTTTGCCACCGCTAAATGGTTAGAAGACTTGGGCGTTGTGCCTGACGAAGAGATCGAGCAGGAGCTTGAGGTCGATAGCGCGCGCAAAGCCTTTGGTGCTTTGACCGCCACCACGGATACAGAAGAGCAGCGCACGGCATTAGCCGCTATTAAGACTCCGGTTGCTGTTCGCCAGTTAACTGGAATGTTGACGGCTTATGACTGGGAGTTCGTGCAGCAGGCCAAAGAGTTGCGCGGATATACGGTGGCTAAGATTATTGAGGACACCAAGCACAAGAACCCGTCTATCCGGCTAAAGGCTTTGGGTATGTTGGGGCGCGTGACTGAGGTCGGGTTGTTTACTGAGAAGATTGAAGTCAAGAAAACGGAAATGTCCGACTCCGAATTGGAGTCGCGGATTAAAGAAAAGCTAAATAGGTTCATGCAGATCACGGATGTAATTGATGTAACTCCGGTAGACGATTCAATTGAATCCGAATAGCTTCACCACGCTCAGCAGAGCAGAACTTCAGGCGCTCCAGCGAGCGCTACCCCACATGTCCACCAAGGACAAGATAGAACTGTTTGAGGATTTGCAGGTCCGAGAGCACCGTGCTCGGCTTGATGCGGCTAAAACTTCTATTCTTGGCTTTGCCACGGCGGTGTATCCCGGCTTTAAGGTCGGCGCTCACCATAGGAAGCTGGCAAAGATATTTCAGGATGTGTTAGATGGGGCTAAGAAGCGGGTGATTATTAACATCGCGCCGCGTATGGGTAAGTCAGAGTTCTCTTCTTACCTGTTTCCCGCTTATTTTTTGGGCAAGTACCCAGAAAAGAAGATCATCATGGGCACGCACACGGCTGGTTTGTCGGAAGACTTCGGTCGGCGCATCCGAAATCTGATCGCTGGTGAGGAATACGCCGAGGTTTTTCCCCAAACTATTATTGCCGAGGACCAAAAGGCGGCGGGCAAGTGGTCAACTTCGGCTGGCGGGCAGTATTACGCCGCTGGTGTGGGCGGCGCTCTGGCTGGACGGGGCGCAGATTTGTTTGTAATTGACGATCCGCACTCGGAGCAGGACGTGCGCGCCAATTCTAGGCTGGCTTTTGATACGGCGTGGACTTGGTTCCAGCAAGGCCCGCTCCAGCGCTTGATGCCGGGTGGGGCAATCATTGTAATCATGACGCGATGGTCCCTTTTGGACCTCACCGGGCGGCTGATCGACTACCAAATGAAGAATCCCGAGGCGGATAAGTGGGAGATCGTCGAGTTGCCTGCCAGCCTCAACGAGGATACGGACAAGGAGAAGTCGCTTTGGCCAGAGCAGTGGCCGCTTGGCCAGCTAAAGAACAAAAAAGCTAACATGGACCCGCGTTTTTGGAACGCACAGTACATGCAGCAGCCAACGGCTGACACTTCGGCTGTGGTTTCACGCAAACATTGGCGGATTTGGGAGAAGGACGACCCTCCTACGTGCGAGTACATCATCCAGTCGTGGGATACGGCGTTTGAAACCAAGAATAACTCGGACTATTCCGCCTGTACCACGTGGGGCGTCTGGTACAACGAAGAAGAAAACAACTCGCCGCAGCTAATACTATTAGATGCGTTCAAGGATCGGATGGCTTTCCCTGAATTAAAGGCGATGGCGCACAAACATTGGAAGGAGTGGG